ACCCTCACCGAGACCCTCACCGCCCTCACCGCCCCATGACGAAGCCGCTGTCCCTCCTCGCCGCCCTCTGTCTCGCCGCCTGCGCCCTGCCCCCCGCGCCCGAGCCCGAGTTCGCAGGCCGGTATGGCAACGCCTGCCTGCCCGAAGCCATCGCCATGTCCCAGTCCTTCAAAAAGCACGGCATCGAAGCCAAAGTCTTGGGTGTTTACACCGAAAACTGGGGCCACGCCGTCACCACCTACCTCTACCCGCCGGGCGCGAACAAACTCTGGGCCTGGGACTCCACCTGGAAATCCCTCCGCGTCCGCGCCTGGACCTCCGACGCCGACTCCATCGCCCGCACCTGGCTCGCAGCCACCCACCCCGGCACCCCGCTCAAACACGCCACATTCCTTGACCAATGACACCCGACGCCGCCCTCAAAATTGTCAATCATGCAGCCGAGCAAAACAGCACCTGGCATTTGATCGCACTCGTCGCCATCGGCCTCATCGCCGTCAGCGTGCTTTTCCGCTGGTTCACAAAACGCCTGGAGCGGGTCGAGCACAAGATGGACGAGCAAAACACCGAGTTCGTCATGCACCTCAAGACCGCCCACCGCGAGATGCTGGAGATCATTTCGGCCAACCAACAAACCACAACCCGCGCCATCACCATCATGGAGCGCGTCGAGCGAAAACTAGACACCCACAAACCATGAAAACCACCCTCATCAAAATCCTCGCCCGCCTCACCGGAGCCAGCCGCGAACTCCTCGAACTCCTCCTCCCCATCCTGCGCGACAGCGCCTCCCGCCTGCTCGCCGAACTCGCACCGATTGCCATTGAGGTTGTGAAAAGCCTCGCCGAGTCCCCGCACAGCGGAGCTCAAAAACGCGAAGCCGCTCTCCGAGAAATCCAAACGCGAGCCGTCAACGCAGGAATCCGCGCATCCACCAGCGCCGCCAACCTCGCCATCGAGTTAGCCGTCGCCAACCTCAAGTCCACCAAATGAGCGAGGAAACAAAAGCCTGGTGGCAGTCGCGCACGATTCTCGGAATCGTGATCATGGTTGTCGCGCAGGTTTTGAAATACCTCAAAGTCGATCTCGCCACCGAAGAACTCACCCAGATCGTCTATCTCGCCGCCGAAACCTTCGGCGCATCCCTCGCCATCTACGGCCGCGTCCGCGCCCGCAAAGCCATCAAACGCACCACCCCCGGAGGCAAATTCAACCCCCACGCCGAAGTCCGCCGCGCCAAAAAACCATGACTCCGAAACGCGCCGCGCTCGCAATCATCGCCCTTCTCTATTTAGGCACAGGAGGGCTCTGCTTGTCAGAGCCTTGGGGCGCGCCCACCCCCGAAGCCAAATGGACCGCCATTGTCCAACGCGACGACCCCCGCCCCTTCTGGCTCCGCCTCCTCACCAGCATACGCTGGGACTGGATCAACAAAGACATTCGCGGCGGAGCCGACTTCTAAAATGCCAAACCCAAACCACAGCATAGCCGTCCTCGTCGCCCTCGGCGGACTCTTCCTCTGGCTCGCATTTTTAACCAGCAACCAATGACCCGCAAAAGCACACCCACCGACCGCCGCCAGATGATGGATTTCATCGTGAACGCTGAGGCGAGACGCGACAAACTCGGCCGCCTCCGCGTTTACAAGCTCCCCGCAGCCGACGGCGGAGGATCGTTCGAAGTGGCGGGCGTGAACGACCGCTACCACCCCGAAGCCGCCGCCCGCCTCCGCGACCTCCTCGCCGCCAACCGCCAAGCCCACGCCGAAAATTTCATCCGCGATTATTTGCTCGACTACACCAGCGTCGTCACCCGCTGGACCGAACACCCCGCCATCGAAGCCTTCTTGAGAGACACCGCTTTCAACCGAGGCCCGCGCGGCGCATTGAGAATTTTGCAACTCGCCTTGAAAGTCCCTGACGACGGCCGCTTCGGCCCCGTCACCAAAGCCGCCCTCACCGCCGCGCTCAAAACCCCCGGCACGCTCCTCCAAAATCTCCGCACCGCCCGCGAATCCTACGAAATCCGCGTCGCCCCGCCCGTCGGAGCCCGCGCCAAATTCTGGCAGGGCTTAACGAACCGCTGGAACAAAGCCCTCTCCTTCGCCGAGACCCTTCTCTGACCCTAATGGAAAACCCCGCACAAGACCGTTCCCACGCCTGCGCGTAAAAGTTCCCAGCACATGACCAAGGACTTTGTCACCCGCCTCCTGAGCGAGCCGCAGAACCGCTTCGCGAAAATCGGCGACATCGACTCGGAAAAACGCTCGATCGAGTTGGCGTTTTCCAGCGACGCCGAGATCGAGCGTTTTCCGGGAATGGTGGAAGTCCTCGATCACCGCGCCGAGGCCGTCGATCTCGAACGCCTCAACGACGGCGGCGCGTTTCTTTTCAATCACGACTGGGACGAGGTCATCGGCGTTGTGGAAAACGCCCGCATCGACTCGGACGGCAAGGGCCGCGCAACCGTGCGCTTTGGCTCGTCTGCCGCTGCCGAAGAGAAATGGCGGGATGTGCAGGACGGAATCCTGCGCCACATCAGCGTCGGTTATCGCATCAAAGAAGTGAAACTCACCGAGCAGCGTGACGACGCCGATGTCTACACGGTCCAACGGTGGGAACCTTACGAGATTTCTCTCGTGTCGGTTCCGGCTGACCGCTCGGTCGGCATTGGACGCAGCCAGTCAACAACTCAACAACCAACACCAGAAATTCAAAATATGTCACAGCAAGCCACCGAGCCGACTCCCTCGGCTCCCGCCGCTCCGAACTTCGATGTCATTGCCGAGCGCAATGCCGCCCGCAGCGACGAGCAAAACCGCGTCCGCACGATCATCGAGGCGGGCAAGAAATACAACATGGGCGACCTCGCTCAAGAGGCCGTCGTCACCGGAAAATCCGTGGACGAGGCGCGCCAGCTTTTCCTCGAAGAGCTCAACAAGCGCAACGCCGCGATCCAGGACGCCAGCCGCCCGGTCGGTCTCAGCGAAAAAGAAGCCCGCAGCTTCTCGTTCCTGAAACTCGTCCGCGCCCTCTCCGCCGAACCCTCGGACAAAGCGACCCGCGAGGCCGCCCGCTTCGAGCTTGAAGCCTGCGCCGCAGCCGCCGACCAGATCACCCACCGCTCTCCCAAGGGCACGATGATCCCCGTCGATGTGCTCCGCATTCCGATGGCCGAGCGTTCTACCAACACCGTCTCGGTGAAAACCGGTTCCGGCTACATCTCCGGCGGCGCGAACATGGTTGACAACACGCTCCTCGTTTCGAGCTTCGTGGACCTCCTCCGCAACCGCACTGTGATCATGCAGCTCGGAACCTCCCTCGCTGGCCTTGTCGGCAATGTGGACATCCCGACTCAGACCCAAGGCGCGAGCGGCTACTGGATCGGCGAAGACGCCGACGCCACCAAGGACGACATCGACTTCGGCATCATCCAACTTCGCCCGAAGACCGTGGCGAACTACGGTGAAATCACCCGCCGCATGCTCATGCAGTCCTCCATGGATGTCGAAGCGCTCTTCCGCGCCGACCTCGCCCGCGGCCTCGCCATCGCGATGGATTCCGCAGGCTTCTACGGAGACGGCACCGGCAACGCGCCGATCGGCATCAAATCGACTGCCAACATCAACGGCGTCAACTTCGCGGGTGTCCAGCCGACATACGCCGACTTGGTTGCCATGGAATCCGCCATCGACCAGGACAACGCCCTCGCCGGCGCTCTGGCCTATGTTGGAAACACCAGCCTCCGCGGCCACGCCAAGACCACGCTGAAATTCAGCGGCATCGACGGCCCCCTCTGGGAAGCCGGCAACACGCTCAACGGCTACCGCACCGAGATCACCAACCAAGTCACCTCCGGCGATGTGTTCTTCGGCAACTTCGCCGACCTCCTCATCGGTATGTGGGGCGGCCTGGAGATCACCGTTGATCCCTACACGCACTCCACGAAGGGCCGCCTCCGCATCGTCGCAATGCAGGATGTTGACTTCCTCGTGCGCCGTCCGGCCAGCTTCTGCTTCGGCAAAAAGCCCGCCACTCCCTAAGTCAAACGACTGACAGCACAGGGGCGGGGAGAGCTTTCTAAACTCCCCCGCCCCTCTTGCCTATGAAACTGAAAATCAAAAAAACGATTCTTATCGCCGGTCAGTTTCTGAACCCCGGCACCACCTTTGAAGCTACGGCATTCCAAGCCTCCGATTTGATCGCCCGCGGCTGCGCGGAGCTGGCCGTTGCCGATTCTGTCGAGCCGTCGGAACCCAAACCCAAGCGGGCCAAAAAGCCCGACGCCGATGTTGCGTGAGAATCTCGCTCTCTTCATCCGGCGCTTCGGCCAGGATGTGCGCTTTGAATTTGCAGACGGCACCGAGCGCACGATCCGCGCGATTTTCGACAACGCCTTTTTCGACAGCAGCGTGGGCGAGACGGTGCTCGACACCACGCAACCGCGTCTGACCTGCCGCACGGCGGATGTCGAAGGCATCCCGCGCGAGTCCATCGTCATCGTCGAAGGCGTGCGCTATTCCGTGATCCAATTTCAGCCGGACGGCACCGGCATCACCACCATCGCTCTCGCCCATGAGTGACATGATTTTCATTCGCGCGGATGGGCTTGATGCCATCGCCAGCCAATTTGCGGCAACCGAGAAACAAGTCGAAGCCGCCATGCGCCGGGCCGTCACACGCACCACACGGTGGGCCGGAACTCAAGTGGCCCGCAAAGTTTCCAGCGCCACAAAAATCCGAGCTGGAGTTTTGAAAGGCCGGATGGTTGTAGATTTCGTCGGCCGCGACGGAACGCTCGGGCGCGTGTGGGCGGGCCTCAAGCCGATCGATCTTAAACGCCTCAAGCCACGCCAGACGAACAGCGGCGTGACAGCAGGACCGGCCAAGCGCCCCGGAGCGTTCATTTCGCAGAAGCTCGGCGGTCATGTTTTTGAGCGCGTCGGCAAAAGCCGCCTGCCAATCAAAAAATCCGAAGGCGTGCCAATCTACGATCCCGGCGTGGATGCGGTGGCCGCCGTCGCCGAGCAAGTCGGCGAGCGGCTCATGCGCGAATTCGAACACGAAATGTCATGGCAAACATCCCGGAAATAAATCTCGTCGATCTTCACGGGGCGATCGGGCAGGCACTCGCCAACGCGTTCCCATCGGCAACCGTTTCCGCCTACGGCCGACCGGGCGACAAGGTGCCGGTGCCTGCGATCACCTTTGAACTCGACAGCATCGAGCCGGGCGATCCAGACGATGCGGGGACCGAGCAGTTGCAAGTGCGGTTGCGCTTCACCGCCTATTGCATCCATTCCTACAAACAGGGTAACAAGCTCGCCGTGCGCGTTCTGGCCGCGAACCTCGCCAAATTTGTTCGCGGCAAAAAGTGGGGAAAGCCCATCACGCCGGCGGAATTCATTGCCTCGGTTCCGGACACCTTCGATGCGGAAAACCCCGAATACGAAGTCTGGCGCGTCGAGTGGGAGCACACTGCGATGCTCGGGCAATCGGTGTGGGACACCTCGGGCGAAACTCCCGAGCGGGTTTTCGTCTCCACCGTGCCCTATATCGGAATCCCCAACGAGCCTCTGTATATCGAGGTCTCTGAGGCTCCGGAGGTAACCGGGTGAGCCAGGCGCGCGTGGGCGAGTTGGAGCGGCGGATGTCCAACATGGTCCGCCCCGGCACCGTGCTGGAAGCGGACTATGCCAAGGCCCGCGTGAAAGTGCAGGTCGGCCAGAACCAGACCGCATGGATTCCGTGGATGACCGGCCGCGCCGGGGAGGATCGGAGCTGGCACGCCCCCGAAGTCGGCGAGCAGGTCATCGTTCTCTCGCCCTCCGGCGACCTCGCGGCGGGCTATGTCATGCCGGGCGGCGTTTACAAAAACGACTACCCGGCAAATGCCGACAGTGCCGAGATTCAGCGCACGACCTACAAGGACGGGGCAGTCATGGAATACGACCGCGAGAACCACGCGCACCTCATCCAAATCCCGGACGGCGGCAAGGCGACGGTGAAAGTCGGGGCGGATGCGTCTACCGAAATCCTGCCCGACAAGATCACGCACCGCGTCACGGACGATTCGACGACAGTCATCGAGGCCGACACGATCACGCACAAAGTCGGCGACGACGCGCAAACGGAAATCACGGCCAGCAAAATCACCCACAAATTTGGCGGAGACGCAAAAGCTGAAATCACCAGCGGCGGGGTGAAACTCACGGTCGGCGGCACCGTGCTCAATGTGCTTTCAGGCGGCGTTGAGATCACCGGCAAGTTGACCGTGTCGCAGGACATCGAAACCACAGGCGGCGATGTGAAGGCCCAGACAATCACGCTCAAAACTCACAAACACCTCGGCGTGCAGCCGGGCACCGGCACCACCGGACTGCCGACTCCGTAAGAAAACCTCGCACAAGACCCGCAGCCTTCCGGCTTTTACTTTTCGGCCATTGTGCGCGGCATCCAATCCACCACCGGAAAAGCGCTTTCCGGCCTTGATCATTTGCGCCAGTCGATCCGGGACATTCTCACCACCCCGCTCGGCTCGCGCGTCATGCTTCGCGATTACGGCTCGCGATTGTTCGACCTAGTTGACGCGCCGATCAACCGGCAGACGATCGTGGACATCTACGCCGCGACCGTCGAGGCGCTCGCCAAGTGGGAGCCTCGCATCGCAGTCTCCCGCGTGTTTGCGACCAGCGTCGCGCCAGGACAAATCACGCTTTCCCTTGAAGGCACCTACCTGCCGAACGGCCAGCCGATCGTGATGGACGGGATCGTTGTATGAGTTTTACGCCGATCGACCTCTCCGCCGTCCCCGCACCCGACATCATCGAGGTGCTCGACTACCAGACGATCCTCACCGAGATGGTCGCGGATTTGCGCTCCCGCGATGCGGCTTTCACCGCACTGGTGGAAAGCGATCCGGCATTCAAGATTCTGGAAGTCGCAGCCTACCGGGAACTGCTCCTGCGCCAGCGCGTGAACGACGCGGCCCGTGGCGTGATGCTTTCCTATTCGTCAGGCGCGGACCTTGAAAATCTCGGCGCGCTTTTCGGCGTGGTCCGCAAGACCTTGACGCCCGCCAATCCAAACTCCATCCCGCCCACCGCGGCCGTGATGGAGGCCGACGCCGATTTCCGGTATCGCATCACGCTTGCTCTGGAAGGCCTCTCCACCGCCGGGCCGCAAGGCGCTTATCTCTACCACGCGCTGAAATCCAACAGCGTGAAGGATGCGACCATTGTCGGCCCTCCGACCGTGGCTCCCGGCAATGTGCTGGTCTCGCTCCTCGGCACCACCGGCAACGGTGCGGTTTCGACCGCCGTGCTCAACGAAGTGCGCGCAATCCTCAACGATCAGGATGTCCGGCCGCTCACCGATGCCGTCACCGTGCAGAGCGCGACGATCGTCAATTACCAGATCACCGCCACCCTCTACACATTCCCCGGCCCGGATTCCGCCGTGGTCATGGCCAACGCACAAGCCTCGGCTCAAAAATTTGCAGCCGAAAACCACCGCGTCGGCCGCGACATCCCTCTCTCCGCCGTCTTCGCCGCTCTGCATGTGCCCGGCGTCCAGCGCGTCGTGCTCACCTCCCCGAGCGCCTCGATCACCAACAACCACGCGCAGGCTCCCTTCTGCACGGCCATCACGCTCACCTATGGAGGCCCGGACCAATGACGGACCTCCTGCCGCGCAATGCGACTCCGCAGGAGCGGGCGATTGCTTCCACAGTGGCCCGGCTTTCCGATGTCCCCACGCCGATCCGTGACATTTGGAGCCCGCAGACATGCCCGAACGATCTCCTCCCGTGGCTTGCCTGGGCACTCAGCGTGGACGAGTGGAATCCCGACTGGACCGACCTCGCCAAGCGGAATGTCATTGCCAGCAGCGTCGAGGTTCACCGCAAAAAGGGAACGATTGGCGCGGTGCGAACTGTCCTTGCAAATTTCGGCATCACTCCGGAATCGATTGTCGAGTGGTGGCAAACCTCGCCCCAAGGCACGCCGCACACCTTTACCATCCGCGGCTCTTTTGCGGCAACGCCGGCCGAACAGCAAAGCTCGATCGTCGCGGCTGTCAACGCCGTCAAACCTGTCCGCTCGGAGTTCAATTTCGAGGTCTCCTCGACGGGCGGATTTTTATCCCAGGTCAATGTCCTGACCTTCGTCCGTCCCGCCATTTTCAACCGCTACTCAACCACGCTCACCTACTGACATGTCCGCCCTCAATTTTGTCCTAACCAACGCAGGCCGCGCCGCAATCTCCCAAGTCGGCTCGCTCGGCCCGGTGGTCATCTCGCAAGTGGCCCTTGGATCGAACGGCTACACCGCCACGGTCTCGCAGACCGCACTGCAAGCCCAGATCAAGCGCCTCACCCCGGCAGGGTCCAGCGTGCCCACCGCCGGCACGATCCACATCACCGTTCAAGACGACAGCGCCGATGCCTACACGGTCCGCGAAATCGGGATATACACTTCGACAGGAGCCCTGTTCGCGGTCTATTCGCAGACGGACAGCATTTTGATCAAAGCCTCGACCTCGGTGGCGCTCTTTGCTTTGGACATCGTGATCGCCAATGTGCCAGCGGGCAGCGTTACGATCGGCAATGCCACATTCCAATACCCACCAGCCACGGAATCCGTCAAAGGTGTGGCCGAATTGGCGACCAATTCCGAAGTGCAAACTGGCACCGATGCGGAGCGCATTGTCACCCCGGCGGGTTTGGCTAGCCGGACTGCTACGGAAACCCGAACAGGCATCGTAGAGCTTGCAACAAACACCGAGACGCAGGCGGGAACAGACACCGCTCGCGCCGTAACGCCTGCCGGTCTCGCAAGCCGCACGGCAAACACTGACCGCGCTGGCATAGTGGAGCTTGCAACAAACACCGAGACGCAGGCGGGAACGGATACGGCCCGCGCCGTCACGCCAGCAAGCCTCGCAAGTGCCGCCGCTCTTTTCGTCCCTCCTGGCGCTGTCATGCCATTTGCCATGAATGCAGCCCCATCCGGCTGGCTTCCGGCTAATGGAGGAGCAGTCTCCCGAACCGTTTTTGCCCCTCTATTTGCTGCAATCGGGACAACTTATGGCGCAGGCGATGGCAGCACGACATTTGCTCTCCCCGACCTGCGCGGCTACTTCGTGCGCGGCAGCGGGACAAATGCGGCGGATGGAACGGCCTCAGGGACCTTTGGGGAAAGGCAGCAGGATGCTTTTAAAGATCACAAGCACACCGGACTCGGTGGCGGGTCCATGTCCAGCCCTGGAGGAACTGGGGGTAATGCGGTCATATTCGCAGGATCTAGTGAAACAAGCGGAGCGATCACTGGGAGCGATTCCGAAACCCGCCCGCGCAACATCGCGATGTTGTATTGCATCAAAATCTAAGGAACTCCCCGCAGAAGACAGGCACCGCTTCATTCCAGACACTCACACCCGCAACCACCAACCACTAAAACATGTCTCAATTTCTCCACGGCGTAGAAGTCCTAGAAATCACCGGCGGGCCTCGCCCGACCTAAAGCCGCGACTCGATATATTTCCCGCGGGTAAGCGCACCGCGGTCGCGGTCGAGTTTAGCCCAGGAATCGGGGTGCATGGCGACGGTTTTGGATACGACGGTGCGGCCTTTGACGCTGCCTTTTTTGCGGCCGGCGTTTTTGCGTTTGCCGCCGTGTTTACTTGGCTGGGATGCAGGCTTTGAGGAGGAGCTTTTCGGATTTTTCAAGGGCAGAGTCGAGGTCTTCGAGGTTGTATTTGGTCATGGTCGGATTGGCAATGTCGTGGCGCACTTGCCGCACGATTGTAACGAGGTAGGCCAGAGCGTTGAAGAGGCGGTATTCGAGGTTCATTTGGTGGTGCGGTTGTAGAGCTCTGTGGTGACTTCGCAGGCGCGGGCCAAGTCTTCGAGAAGGCGCTTGGGAGTGAGGTCGCCTGCTTCGGCGTCGCGCTGGAATCCGGTGACGAGTTGTTTGAAATAGCCCAGCATGTAGCCGGGGGATTCGTTGTGGGCTGTCATCGTGTCGATGATTTCGGCGGCGTAGTTGATTTTCATTTTTGGCGAGTGGTTGGTGGCGGGGGGATCGAACCCGCGCCGGGGGTGGGTTAGAACGAGAAATCGTAGTAGTGATCGCGCTTACCGATTGCGAGGCGCTGGCCACGAATTGATTCGCCTTGGCGAACCCATGCGCCATTTTTGCGAAGGGTGAAAAAAGTCGGCGATCCCGACCCGCGCTCGAATGAGTATTGTTGGGAGTCGCTCATGCCGTTTTCGTCAATGCGGGTTGCAATGTCCTCAACTATCCCGACGCGCTTCCCGCTTTTGCTCACTTGGGTAATTGTGCAGGCGTGGCGATCCGTCCATCCGAGAATCGTCCCACCCATACCTACTTCCGGCGCTGCCATGCGGCATCCGCTGATAATGTGATTCATTAGCGAGCCTGTTTCTGTTCCTGCTTTGAGTTGTGTTGCTGTTGTCATTTTTGGATTTGATTTTTGGTTTGCGTCTCCGGCTTCGTGCCTTCGATCTGCAAACACTTTCGC